GTTGTCATATATCAAAGCCGCATATCTTTTCTTTGTAATATACAATCCGCTTTCTGCAACAATCTCTCTACCCGCCGCAATAACGTCCGACCGACTTTTTGGACAATGGAATGCTTCCATCATAAATTTAGGAAATGTTTTATTTGCTTCTTCACATACTTGATCATAAAGTTTAATAACACTATCCTTTGTCCAAGGAATCTTACCTTCTTCTATTTCTTTTTTCAATATCGGAAATGCACTAAAATACACAGAGTCAGTATCACCATATATAATGCTGTCTCCTACGTGATCATATTTGCCTGTAATAACTTTATTAACTTCGGCGCTCATGTGCTTTGCGATAGCACGACCAGTAAGTGTAGTACTTTGGCCAATGCGTTTATCAAAAAACCTACAACCAGGGTTAAGAATAGCACCGTATAAACTGTTAAGATTAATTTTTTTAACGAGCTGACGTTTATCCCAAAACGCAATTTCTGTTTTATTACCTGCATCAATGGCTTTTCCTTTCATAGCCTGTAGCTCTTTACGTTCGCTATACCAACGTTTCAATAGTCCTGGAATAACGCCATCAAATTCATTTGTAAGGATAGTACCATTGGCAGTAAGCATCCATGGTTGATTGCTATCATAAATTAGTTTGTATACTTCCGCACCACTTAATATTTCACTATCGCCGTTCTCAAAGTCAACAGTAAGACTTACATCTTTCTTCTTCTCCATGACAGCTTCATATTCTATTGTGCCGAACTTACCTTCCCATGCACCTGCAAATGACTTCTTCTGTAATGTCATTTGATCATCTACAAATGCCTGTGTTAGTTCAGGACGTAGTTGTCCAACAATAGTTGCTGGATCCATATTCAATGCTCTAATAACAGATGGATACAGTGAATTCAAGTCCATTGATCCTATCCATTTGTGTAAACCTTTTTTAGGAAATGCCACATAGGCACCAGCCGCCGCAGTATTTTCCTCATCACGTTTAGGCCTGTTAGGAACCTGTAGTCCTCTGTGATGTGCTTCATTAATAATTGCTTGTTCTGTAACTGCTACTGCACCCATTGTGGTCTGTAGCAAAACAGTATTTGCATGAGCTAGTTCATTACTAAGATCAATAAACCTTAGTTTTTTGTCCAGCTTGTCCAGTAGTGCAACGTCTTGTCTGTTGTACTCAATGAATGTCTTGAAGTCATTGTTATAAAGTTGATCGAGTGTACCTTCGTAAACAGTTTTGTTTTCACCGATCTCAAGTTCGCCAATAGCGTCAAGTCTGTAAGTGTGTCGTTCTTCATATGTGTATTTACGATATAATTCTAAACTATCTAAATGCACTCTACCTATTAGGTCATAGGTTTCAGCTTTCTTACCATACTTCTCATACTCACGTTTTTTAGGAAGTTGTTTCCATAAACAAAAACGTCTTGTGTCATCTTTGCTCAATACACGTTTCACTCTGTTTACACAATAAGGAATATCATAACCTTCACTGTTCCAACCTGTTAGTATGTCTGCGTCTTGTATGATATCAAGAAATGCTTCTAGCATATCTCCTTCTTTTTCATACAAGTATGTGTTAGGGAATTCTTCTACTTCTTTCTTTGCCTGTTCCATTGTTAAGCCCTTGGGCGGAAGTGCAAATGTTACAAGACTGTCTAGCCATTGTAAGTGTACTGTGATTGCAGTAATTGGCATGAAAGGATCACTAGGATCAGCAAATCCTCTTTCAGGATCAAAGTCTGTCTCAATATCAAAAAAGCAAACATTTAGTTTAGGAGCATCAACATTCAAGTATTGTTCACTTAAACATTGGAATATTGGATTTACATCACTTTCAAATAATTCTTTGTTTTGATTGATTGCAAGTTCTTTGCGAAACTGTTTTGTATTTCTAGCAACAATCCTACTTAATGGATCGCCATAGATACTTTTGTATTTGCCTCTGGCATCTTTATAAAAGAATGTATATTTGACCGGGTATTCTGTAAAATGTCTCTTTCCGTCTTTTCGTTCTACTACACGGATAACATCTTGGTCTCTATCGAATTGTGCGTCTACGTAACTCATCTTTTCTCCTGTATGTCATTTGAGGCTGACAAATACCAAATAAGTCGCTTATGGCCGACTGTGCCTTCTTCATAGTGTTGCTAATATTATACCTGAAATCCCAACTAATGTCAAGACCCCATTTGTTATTATCAACGCCGGTTCTTTCCACATAAATGAAACTATTAACCAAACTGCTCCACCTAGTGCTAGTAAGCCTGGTCCTATTGGATATAACTCAGGAAATCCTGCGTTAATAAAAGTTCCAATTATTAGTATTAATGTTGCTACCCATTTTAGTATAACATCAATCTTCAATGCCTTGTTGTTTAAAATATTCTCTATCATTTATTGCCTTATCGTCTATCCAAATATCGTATACTTGTTTGCCTGTTTTTATTGTTGTGGCTCTTACACCCCAATTCATTAATTGTCTTACGGTAAATTCCTGCCAATCTGTGCCTGAATTACCGCCCCTTGCAGTATAGTAATGTATCTCATTACCTGCGTCATATAGCCCGTTTAGGTGCTCTATGCGGTCTCTACGTGGCTGACTTTCCTCATAGTTACTGTTTACAGTATAACAGATAGTTCCGTCTATGTCAACCATATATTTCATAAAAATAACTTCCAAAGTGCTATGGTATTCATAGTAGTAAACCATGCGGTTAAAACCATAACCCATGCTGAACTTCTATAATATGCTCCAAAGAATCCTGTAACACTTCCAATCCAATAAAATGGAATGAATATGTCTGGCCTTGGTGCAAGAACTGTATAGGTAAGAATACCACTACCTATAATCACCGTAATAGCACTAACCATTTCAAGGTAAAATGCTGTTGGGTGCGACTCGTAGCTTTTTCTAAAAAATGACGAGATACTCACTACTTGTCTTTGCCTACAGTAACAACCAAAGTTTCTAGGTCGTCAAATGCATCTGCAACTTTATGCCAGTCACCTTTGTGTGCAATCTTAATTGCCTTGTTAATGGTTGCTGGTTTGATGTTCAGTTCTTCTGCTACTGCTTTTACAGTATCCTTAAGACCTGTATTTAGGTCCTCAACCTCTTGCATCACTTGAGCACCTTCGTTTACAAGACGTTCTAGCTTTTGCTTTTCGTCCTGTCCATATACTCTATCACTCATTATATTCTCCTTAAATTATAAGTTTGTTTATTATACACTCTTAGCCTGTGGTCTGTCAATAGTTAAATTACCTGCAATGACAACCCTTTCTTTTTCATTTACTTGTGGTGGCACACTATGAGTTACCCAACCTGGGAATACTATCATAAGTCCTGAATTTGGATATATTGCATTACCACTCGTTGGAAAGACCAACGGAGCATCTTCAGGTGTCGCATCTACATAATAAACGAAACTCCAAATTGCTGGGTGGTGTGCATGAGGGTTACAACTTTCTCCCTTTTTATATACGGCTCCCCAACAATCAGTAATTGAATATGTGCCTAACTCTTTATGTACCAATCCTCCTTTAACAACATCAATTGCAAAATCGATTATCTTTGCAAAGTCAGGATCTTCAAACATAGTCCATTTAGTCATGTCGGCTTGGACATTAGTTTTTCTAAATTGCTGATCACCTTCAGCTCTAATTTTTTGATCTAGAATTGGATTAAGTGTTTCAAACTCTGGATAAACCATTGTAAAAACATCTGCTTGTTCTTTGAATTCTAAACTCTGTACGTTAGGTTCTAACATACAACTATTTAATCTTATTAAGTTTTGGTAGTATTTAAGGTGGCTTTGTAGGCTTCTTCGAACCCTTCTAGATATATGTATGCTTCTTCGTTATACCAAACTCGTTTGAAATAACTATCATAACAATCTAATATACATGATTCGGTTGCGTTGAAATGTCCTTTGACTATCCAAAAAACTCGGTAAGCATCTTTACGTTTTGCTTGATCCAATCTCTTCCTCGTCCTTTGATTTATATTGCCACTCGTCAGTATGTCCGACGGACCACTTTGGATTATTTTCTACTGTATAATTTTGTGTACATACTTTGAAGTCTGGCATTTTACGATCACCGATCACAAGACTTTGGTCTGTGAATATAACTCTGTTGTTTGGCTGTGCGGCAAACTGACCATTGTTCATTTTAATAAAATTAAATGATTTGTGTTCTGGATCGTGTTCTGAAAAATTAACATTAAGAGTTGAATGTTGTGAATGACACGTGTCGAGTGTAAACATATACTCGCCCTTGTGCATCTTTTTATCCTTGCCAAAGAACTCACAGTCTGCTAACATAGGTTTTTTAATTACTGTAATATCATAATCAAAACAATCCCATATCTGTAACGTATCTAGTGGTAATTGGTCTTCTGGATTAATGTCTGTTTTCCAGACAAATGCTGACAAAGGAAGTTTATCATATAAAGCACCATACTCTGTTAGTAATGTTTCAACATACAAAGCCTTGCCCATTATACTTCTGATTGAAATCCATATTCCAGGAGTAAACTCTCCGTGACCTTTTTGCAGATCATATAGGTATTCTTTTTTAACGAATACTTCGACGGGTGGTATGTTATGGACTAGAAAGGCCATAGAACTCCTCGTTATGTTAATTTATAATGTATTTATGCTAGGCTTGGATTGCCTTGCCTTTTTGTAGGGCAACGACGAAATTTCTGTAACCTGTTTTGCTATCAAGCATATTCTTACCATCTGACCATTTAGTACCGTCAAATGTCCAAGTAACTTTGCCATCACTATATGCTGATCCAGGTTTAATGTCTTCTTGTCTTGGTAGTTTTTGTGCAGGCTCCGGAGTAGGTGCCGGTGCTTTTGTATTCTTTTCTGGTGCTTTAGCACTATCTTTGCTACTAGAACTGGAAGGTTTGTCCTTGCCAAGTCCGACTAAATTACGTAGTCTATCACCACCTGTTGGTTTCTGTATGTTTGATAACTTATTATCACCGCCGAATGTTTTGACCAGCTTATCAGCAAAGTCAGTACCATAGTCTGCAACACCTTGTGCTACACCTTTTGGATCTCGTTTTTCTGGAAGGAAGTCTTTGGCTCTCATTGAACTACATCTTTACGCAGTTATCAACAGTCTTGCCACCCTTTTTCTTAGTACCCATACGTTTATAGCCTTTCCAACATACTTTGCCGTCAACGCCTTTTTGTTTTTCGTATACATACTCGCCTTGTTCTTTTGCAAGTTTATCTGCTAGGGACTCTTTATAACCGTCTTTCTTTTTAGCAATAGCAATAGCCGCCTGTTGTTTAGGATTCTTTGCTTTGCCTTCACTTACTGGATCACAACCACAGTCGTCATTACATTTACTATGACTTTCGTGTGTGTCACAACCACAGTTTGCACTTTCACTTACTTCTTCAAACTTTTGTTCGTAGTCCATATTGTGATATACTGCACCCATATAGTCTGCGGCTTTAGTAATCTTAGATTGTACCCAACCTTCTAAGCCTTCTTGCTCAGATACGTTCTTTAACATCTCATGCATCTTGATTGAGTATTTTGCAATTTTGTATAGCTGAGCACGTGCCATTTGCACTTCGTGATCTTGCTCGACCTTGCTGGCCATATCCGCTAAATTTTCAACTAATTCTTTATCTTTGTTCATTGTAAGTTCCTTACTATTATTTAGCCGTTTCATTGGTTGACCGAATAGTCCATGGCTCTTGTTATCTAGTGCGTTATCTGTTGGTTTTTGTGTCTTAGGCTTCTTTTTGCTGTTTGCTATGTGTGGATTAGCCACTGTTGCTATATTACCGGCACTTGTTGCACCAGGTGTAGCAGTTTCATCTACTTTAGGATCGTTGCAATTACAATGCGGACAAGTTGGTTTACATTCACAGTCTTCACGTTTTACATCTGCTCCACAACACTTAGGTGAACAATGTGTGTCTTTTTCAGATTCATTAATATCGTATGCATCTTTTCCCTTGTGCTTGTCTTTGCGTGGAATATCTTTAGTTTTGTCACCATGGCTACCTGCGGCTCCACTTTTACGTAAGCTCTGCATAGCCTGGAAATTAGGATCTCTTGGCTTGTTAACTTTAGGTTTTTTAACTTCTCTTATACGCATAGCAGTATTTATCTTTTCATAAGTTGCATGATCTCTTTTAAACTTCCATTGATCATGTGTACTCTAGCTTCTTTTTGTCCACGTAAACGTAGTGAATCGTATCTATGATGTCCGTTAATGATATAACCATCTCTATCAACTAGTATAGGAGAGTATTTCTTATCGCCTGTGCGTTGTAATGCTTTACCTAGTTTAGCCCAGCTACGATCACGTTGTACGGGCTTTAGCTTGTCTAATGGTGTTTTACCCTTACGTGCAATAAACTTATCTACATCTTTGCTCTTAACTTGTGGAGGTGCTTTGCCATCTGTTGGCTCTGGGTCAAAGTTATGATCCTGATATCCTGATACATTACCAACTTGATATCCTAAACGTTTTAAGTTAGCAATCATATGTTTAGCTTCTTTATCTCCTCCAAAGAAGTTTAGCATAATATCTTGATCGCCCATGTTAGCATCATCTGGTTCAGTTGTTGCTATGTTGGCCATGTTACGTCCTAGTTTCATAAAGTCGTAATCAGTAGCATCTGAATCTACTGAATAACTGTTTTTAGGAAATGGTATAAGATCGCCTTCTTTTGCCATCTTGGTTGCTGTTGCATACATAACCGCATCAGCATCTTTACCGTAACGTTTTTTAAAGTCCTTTGAATTTTTCTTCATACCTTTTACGAAACGTTCCTTGTCTTTCTCTTCGCCTTTTGTCAATTCTCTCTCCGTAGCTGGTTGTTCAAAATATTGTTTTAAATTTTTAGCAGTTCTTTCAAACTTATGATCTTTATGTTTAAATCCTACACCACCTGATGCTTCCCACTTACTAACGTTCTGACCAAAGTCATCGATTAGTATGTTTGGAGTGCCATCTGAATTTTTAGCATACTTGCTTTTCTGTGCAGTAATAATTACTTCTTTTGGTGGAAATGCTTTTAGGTTCTTTTCAACCCATTCTTTTTTACTAGGTTCTACTCTAGGGTCATCAGCCATTGGTGCTGAAAGTATAGAGTACTCACCTTTAATATCTTTAATAATAGATAGTAAGTTATCTGCATTAGAAGTAGGTTTTAGATTAATCCAAAAGTCTTTTGTATCTCTAATTTTTTGTAATGCGGCATCTACGTCTTTGATTTCTTTCCAATCGCTAACACCCATCATCTTAGTCCACGGACCAAAGAAGTCTACAAGAACTCCGTCCATGTCAACGTATAT